TCCTGTTCCAATGCCACATAGATTTTATGGTAGATCAGTTTCAGAATTAGTAGAAGATGTCCAATTAGTTAAATCAACTGTTATGCGTCAGTTGTTAGATAATATGTATCTAACTAATAATAACAGAGTGGCTATTATGGACGGAATGGTCAACTTGGACGACCTACTTACATCAAGACCAGGTGGTGTGGTAAGAACTAAACAACCACCAAGTCAGGTTATGTTTCCAATGCAAAACCAAACAATTTCACAACAAGCATTTCCATTATTAGAATATTTAGACACAGTAAGAGAAACAAGAACTGGTGTTACAAGATACTCACAAGGTTTAGAAGCTGACAGTTTAAATAAAACTGCAACTGGTGTGAATACTTTAATGAGCCAATCTCAAATGAGAATGGAACTTATTGCTAGAGTGTTTGCTGAAACTGGTATTAAAGATTTATTTAGAAGAATATTTGAACTTACAGTTAAATATCAAGACAAAGAAAGAATTGTAGAATTAAATAATCAGTTTGTACCAGTTAGTCCTACAGAATGGAGAAACAGATACAACATATCAATTAATGTTGGATTAGGTGCTGGTTCTAAAGATCAACAAATAATGATGTTGAATAATATTTTACAAAAACAATTACAGGCTTTCCAATTACAAGGTAACAAAGAATATCCAATGGTTACTTTAAAAAATATTTACAATTCACTTGCAAAAATTATTGAAGAAGCTGGACTTAAAAATGTTGAAAATTATTTTGTTAATCCAGATCAAGGTAAGCAGCTAGTTCAACCTAGTCCTCCACCTGAACCAACTCCAATTGAGAAAATTGAGTTCACTAGAATTGCATCTGAAGAAAAACGTAAGATTGCAGAATTAGAATTAGAAAATAAAAAGATCAAAGCAGATACTGCCGAAGCTATTTTAGGTTTTGAAACTAAAATTAAGGAAATGGAGCTTAAATATAATACACAACTTGATGCAGCTAAAATTAAAGCTGATGCTGATTTAGAAAGATTAGTAACATCAAATAGAAATAAAACTTTCCTTGCTGCACAACAATCATCAGACAGACTAGACGAACAAGTGAGTAATTTAGATGGACAACAGCGAACAGGACAAGCTCAACCAGGAATTGACCCAAGCGAACAAGGCTAAGGCATTATTCCAAGATCCTTTATTAAAAGAAAGTTTTGATAAACTTAGAACTTTATATTCAGAAAGTTTATTTAATACTGGTGCAAACGAAACAGATGCCAGAGAAAAACTTTGGTTGGCATATAACGTAGTCAGCAAAGTAGAACAAAATTTATTAGAAATGATTGATACAGGAAAACTAGCTGCCAAGCAGTTAGAAGATTACAGAAAAAGTATCAAGAATAAAAAATTCTAATCACAAAGGTTAGGATAAGCCAACCTCACAAGAGGAGCTTAACTTACAAAGGAAACACAATGGCAGACAATTACGCAAATCCTCTAAAGGAAGCTGAAACTGACATCACAAAAGCACAAAAAGCAATTAATGGTTTATTAGAGCCTAAGCAAGAAGCTAAAGCTGAACAACCACAAGAACAAACACAACAGAATTCTCCTGAACCACAAGAAGTGGAATCTGAAGAAGATCAACCACAGGAACAGGAAATAAAGGAAGAAGAAACTGAAGCACAGTCGCAAGACAATGTTGAAGAAGAAACTTCCGAAGATGTATCTCAAGACGAAGAACAAATTGAAACTCAAGAGAAACAAGACTCCCCATACTATACTGTTAAAGTAAATGGACAAGAGTTGGACGTTACCCTTGATGAGTTGAGAAATGGTTACTCAAGAGATGCTGATTACAGACAAAAGACTGAAGAACTTGCCTTTCAAAGAAAAGAATTTCAATCTGAGTCTGAAAAGCAAAGACAAAACTATTCTCAAAAACTCAATGAGTTAAATCAGAGATTAGCTGTTGCTCAACAAGACCTAAACGCAGAAATTAATTCTGCCGATTTAGATAAACTGTATGACGAAGATCCAACAGAAGCTGCAAGAGTGGAAAGAAAGTTGAAGAAAAAGCAAGATGCTTTAAATCAATCTATTCAACAAACTCAAGCAGAACAAAAACAAGAGTTTGAAAACTTTTTACAAGATCAACAAAGAAAATTGATGACAAAAATGCCAGAATTTTCTGATCCTACAAAGGCTTCAGCTCTAAAAGCTAATATGAAAAGCACACTTAACAATTATGGGTTTAACGACCAAGAAGTTGCTCAAGTGTACGATCATAGAATAGTGATGTTGGTTAATGATGCTATGAAGTATCGTAATATGCAAAAATCGAAACCGAATATTGCAAAAAAGATTACTAAACCTAGCAGACCTTTTTCATCAGGTGTTAAGCAAGGTAAATCTGAGGCAAACTTAAAATTGAGGAGAGAAAAGTTTAGTCGTCTAAGAAAGTCTGGCAGTATGAAAGCTGCTCAAGATGTATTTTTAGACATGATAACTAACAAATAACCTCAACAATAAGGATAAAACTATGGCAATAGTAAGTAATACGTTTCAAACGTATCAAGCGATTGGTGATAGAGAAGATTTGTCAGATATTATCTATAATATCTCTCCAACAGATACTCCTTTTATGTCAGCAATTGGAAAAGAAAAAGCCTCTGGTGTTTTACATGAGTGGCAAACTGATGCTCTAGCAGCAGCAGCAAGTAACAATCACCACATAGAGGGTGATGAAATTAGCTTTGGAGCTGTTTCACCAACTGCAAGAATCAATAACCATACACAGATTTCAAGAAAAGCTGTGATCGTTTCTGGTACTCAAGATGCAGTAAATAAAGCTGGTAGAAACAATGAATTAGCTTACCAAATTTCTAAAAGTTCAAAAGAACTTAAAAGAGATATGGAAACTACTCTATGTTTAAACCAAACAGGAACTGCTGGTGCAACAGGAACAGCTAGAAAAATATCTGGTCTTGCTTCTTGGATTCAAGCAAACACAAGTGTAGGTTCTGGTGGTGCTAATGGTCAAGTATCAAGTGTTGATACTCCAGGTACAGCAAGAACTGATGGAACTCAAAGAGCCTTTACTGAAGCTCAACTAAAAAATGTTGTAAAACAATGTTGGGATGAGGGTGGAGATCCATCAATGATTATGCTTGGTTCTTTCAATAAACAAAAACTATCAGGATTTACTGGTGGCTCAACTAAAATGACTTCAGCAGAAGATAAAAGACTTGTTAATGCTGTTGACATTTACGAAAGTGATTTCGGAGCTTTAACAGTTGTACCTAACAGATTCTCAAGATCAAGAGATTGTTTTGTATTACAACCTGATATGTGGTCAGTAGCCTTTTTAAGAGATTTCCAACTTATGGATCTTGCAAAAACTGGTGATGCTGAGAAAAAAGCTATGTTAGCTGAATACACACTTGTTTCTAAAAACGAAAAAGCAAGTGGTGCAGTATTCGATCTAACTACTTCATAATAATTAATTTGGTGGGGGAGCAATCCCCCATCAATACTAAATCAATAATTTTGTTTGGTCTTTGAAGATTTTTTTAAAGTCGGAACGAAGCAATCAAAAAGGAAAATACAATGAGAACACTTAACGATTATTTTATTACATCTGCAATTCCAAATGTATCATCAGCTTCATCAACTTTTGTTTGTGTACCTGATGGTGGCAGAATAATTAAAATTATAACTCACAATAAAGCAACTACTACAGGCACAGCAGCTATCTCTTTTGAAATAGGTGGTGTTGCAGTAGCTGGAGCTGGTTTCAATCATGTGGCTACTAGCTCTGCTGGTAAAGTTACAACTGTTGAGCCAACTGGTGCTAACAGAGTTGAAGAAGATGGAACTATCGAATGTATCACAAATGGTGGTTCAACTAATTCTTCTAAAATGGAAATAACTTTTGTTATCAGAAGATAATTACAAATTTTGAGGGGATCTTGTCTAGCGATACTTCCCCTCAAATACCAACAATAAGGAAATAAATTATGCCAATGGTAGGAAAAAAAAAGTTTTCATACACAAAAAGTGGAATGAAAAAAGCTAAAGCCTTTGCAAAGAAAAAAGGCAAAAAAGTAAAAAGTAAAAAAGGAAAATATTAATGTCATATAATTACGCATTAAGACCAGGAACAACTCAAAAACTGAATACAAACAATTCATCAGCAGCATCAGCAGCTTTTGGAGAACACACTTACTATGTAAGAATTGTTGGATCAGCTAACTTTCATTTTGCCTTAGGTGCTTCACCTACTGCAAGTGCAACATCACCTTTGTTGCCATCTGGTGAAGTTGAAATTATTAAAGTTTCTCCTGGCGAAAAGATTGCTGTGTTTCATGGTTCATCAACTGATGTCTATGTAACTGAAATGGGTGCTTAGTGGCAAAACAAAAGTTTGTCCATTTTGTACCAAGAGATAAACCACCAAAAAGAAAAGGTGTGCATAAAAAATCTCAAAACAAATCAGAGAAAAGACAAAGAAACCAAAATAGATATTTGGGTCAAGGTCGTCCATGAAAAAAATAAGCGAAGAAACAAATAAAAATATTACCGAAACTTTTTTAGATAATGGTAATGATGGTGTTGTTCAAAAACGATCATTAGATGTATCTTCAATCTTAGAAAATAATAAAAGATTATATACGCAAAATGATGGTTACAGTCCTGATAAAGGATTAAAAAGAGTAGCAACTATTCCTACAATTATTTTAGAAATTTGGACAAAAGAATATCATAAAGACCAAAACAAAGGCAACTGGTTTGATTTACCAAAAGAAGTTCAACAAAAAATATTAAGAGAAAAATTAAATAGTTCTGATTACAGATATTTCAGAACAGCATCAGGAAGATTTTAATGGCATTAACAAATTACACAACTCTAAAAGCATCTATTGCAAACTGGTTAAATAGATCAGATTTGACATCTGAGATAGCTGACGATTTTATTGTATTAGCAGAAGCAGATTTTAATTCAAAGCTAAGAGTAAGAAAAATGATTACTCAAGCAAGTATTACTATTGATGCTGAAACAGAGGCTTTGCCAACTGGTTTTTTACAAGTAAGAGATTTTTTTATTTTAACTGGTAATACAAAAGTTCCTTTAAGATATATGTCGCCAAGTCAAATGGATCAAGTTAAAGGTACATCAACAACTGGTTTGCCAAACTCATATACAATACTTGGAGATAATTTTAGATTTTCTCCAAAACCAGATGGTACTTACACAGGAATTGTAAATTATTATAAAAAATTTGATAGCCTATCTTCAAGTAATGCTTCAAATTATATTTTAACAGATCATCCAGCTATATATTTATATGGCTCTTTATTTCATGCAGCTAATTTTTTGGGTGGTTATAGTCCACAACAAGTTCAAAGTTGGCAACAAATGTTTGCAACTGCTATGGAAAGATTAGAACAAAACGATAGGGAAGATCAATTTAGTGGATCACCATTACAAGTAAGATCAGAAGATACTGTAAGAAGTGCTTTTTCTAATAATTTTTCAACAACAACTACTTAGGATAATATGCAAATACCTTTTGGCGAATGGTTGCCAGACCAACCAGATCATTTAAATCCAGGTGCTACTGTTGCAACTAATGTTTATCATGCACAGTCAAGCTATAAACCAGTTAAAGGTTTAGTTGCTTATGGTGGAACGTCAAATGTTACACAAAATGCTAAAGGTGCTGGTTCTTTTAGAGATAATACAAATACAGTATTTACCTTTGTTGCAACAAAAGACACTTTATACAAATTAACATCTGGTACTTTTACAGAAGTAGGTGCAAGAAATGTTAAGTTAGCAACAGCAAAAGCATTTTGCACAATTACTGTTTCTGATTATGCTAATATAGGTGCTGGTAAAACTATAACTCTAAAAAAAAATAATGGTTCTACAGTTGTTTTTACTTCAGCTACAGGAAGTCCATCTACTAATCAGTTTCAAGTACAAACAAATAATAATACAACTGCCACAAATTTAAAAAATACAATTGATGGTCATGCTGATTTTACAGCAACAGTTTCTAATGCAGTTGTTACTGTTACTAGAGCAACTACAGGAAATAATAATTTAACAAATGTATCATCAGACACTACAAGATTAACTACCACTAATTTTTATGGTGGAACACCCTTAACAGGGTCAGATACAGATTACGTTACATTTACACAATTCGGACAATATGTAATTGCTAGTAATGGTGTTGATGAGCCTCAATATTATTTAATGGGAGATTCGACTGTATTTAAAAATTTATCAACAATTGCAAACAATGGAACTCCACCAACTTTTAAAGTTTCAGGAGTTGTTAGGGATTTTTTAGTAACAGGAAATATTATAGATGCTAAAAACAGAGTAGCTTGGTCAGGATTAAATGATATTGCAACTTGGGAAGCTGGTGTTAGTTCATCAGATACACAAGATTTACCAGGTTCAGGTGGTCAGGTTGTGGCTATAACGTCTGGTGAGGTTGGTTATGTCTTTAGAGAAGATCAAATCATTCGTATGGACTTTGTAGGTGGAAATGTTGTATTTAGATTTTCAGTTATTTCACCAAACAGAGGTGCTGTCTATGGACAAACAGTTTGCCAAGACAACAGACAAGTTTTCTTTTACGCATCAGATGGATTTTTTCAAATCAATGGCGATCAAGTTTTGCCGATAGGAGCTGAAAAAGTAAATAGATTTTTTGATGGTGATTTAAACAAAGCATACACAGATAGAATTACAGCAGCAGTTGATCCATTTAATACTTTAGCAATTTGGTTATACCCAAGTAAAGATAATCCAAACACTACTGGAATTTGCGATAAACTTTTGATATACAATTATGTAACTCAAAAGTGGTCAGTTGCTAAAGTTAAAGCATCACAAATCTTTAAACAATTCGTAGTAGCAAACACAGTTGAGCTTATGGATATTATAAGTTCAAACTTAGATCAAATTAACATTTCTCTTGATACAAGATTTTGGGAAACAGGACATTTGTATTTAGGTGCAATTGATAAAGATTTTAAAGCTGCAATTTTTTCTGGAAAAACTTTAGAAGCAGAACTTGAAACAAAAGAACAAGAGATATTTCCAGGACTTAGAGCAAACATAACTGGAATTAGACCATTAGTAGATGCAAGTGCAAATGTAACTATTAAAACAAGAGATAGATTAGCTGATAATTTAGTTACATCTACATCAAGCTCTATGAACGACACAGGGATAAATCCTGTTAGACAAAGTGGTAGATATTTTAGAGCAAACGTAAAGATACCAGCAAATTCTATTTGGACTAATGCACAAGGGATTGATTTGACAGCTAGTGAGGGTGGAGCAAGGTAATGAGTGATAAAATAGATATAGACAACATTAGATATTCAATCGAAACAAAAGAGTTTTTTCAAAGACAAGTAGAAGAAGCTGTAAATACATTAATAAATAAGAACAACACAGAAAGCGATAAAGCCTTTAGTTGGTTTATGAATTAGGAGCAATATGACAACAAACATAAAAGATTATTCAACTACACAAGCAAACAACACTTCATTAAATGGAATTGATGTTGATGAGGGTATGTTACCTAGTAATCTAAATAATGCGATTAGAGCATTAATGAAAAATACTAGGGATTGGGCGAATGATGCACAATGGTTTGAATTTGGAAAAGGTGATGCAAGTTACACAGCAACTTATGTGTCATCTACTTCATTTAAAATTGTAGGTGCAGATGTAACATCTGATTATCATGCTGGACGTAGAATTAAAATTACAGCAACAACACCTGGAACAATTTTTGGAACAATATCAAGTTCATCTTTTTCAACTGACACAACTGTAATTGTTTCTTTTGATAGTGGTTCATTATCAAATGAAGCTATATCAAATGTTTATCTTGCATCATTAACTAAAACTAATTCTTCAATACCAGAGGGTGTTATTTCTACATCTTCTTTAGCTGATGGGTCTGTTACTACTGCTAAGATTGCAGCAGATGCTGTAAATGGAAGTAAGATTGCAGACGACAGTATTGATAGTGAGCATTATGTAGATGGTTCAATAGACACAGCACATATTGCAAATTTACAAGTTACTAATGCTAAACTAGGAGCAGATTCAGTTAATGGATCTAAAATAGCTGATGATAGTATTGATAGCGAACACTATGTTGATGGATCAATAGATACAGCTCATCTTGGAAATGCACAAGTAAGCACAGTTAAGATAGCTGATAATAATATTACGACTGCAAAAATTTTAAACGCAAATGTAACTGCTGATAAATTAGCAACTGACTCTGTTGTTGAAGCTAAAATTCAAAACAATGCTGTAACAACAAATAAAATTAATAATGATGCTGTAACGATAGATAAAATTGCAGATGCAGTTATCGTAACTAATTCTGAACACTCAGGTCATACTCCTGATGATAATACTTTCTTTACTACCCTTGCTGCAAACAATAGATTTATAAACGCTGATACTTCTGAGTTAATTAATTCAGGTCAATCTTGGTCGTCAAGCGATAGCTTTATTGCTACAACTGCTGCTATTGATGCAAGAGTAACTGATCTTGTAGATGATGTTGGAGGATTTGTTCCAATTGCAAATGAAACAAGTTTTCCTAATGCAAATCCTGATGTTAATAATGGAGCTGGAACAATTGTTAGTATATCATCTATTGGTTCTACAAGAACTCCAAGTTCAGGTACAGTAACTATTAGTGGTGGAACTGTTGGAGGATCAACTGTAACAATTACAGGATGTGGTTCTACAGTTTTAAGTGCTGGTTTTGGTGTACTTGTTGAAACAACAACTACATTAAATACTTACACTTTTCATAGATTAGTTCCAAAAGCTACAGAGGTTACTACAGTTGCTTCTAAAAGTGTTGAAATAGGAAGATTAGGAACTACTGATGCTGTATCTGACATGAACACTTTAGGTACAGCTCAAACTGTATCCGATATGAACACACTAGCTGCGATTAGTGGTTTAAATACTTTAGCATCAAACTCAGCTAATGTTACAACAGTTGCTAATAATCTTGGTTCGGTAAATAATTTTGCAGAAGTATATAGAATATCAGCAAATGCACCAACTACATCACTAAATTCAGGCGACCTCTGGTTTGATACGACCAACAATATTTTAAAAGTTTATGGTGCTAGTGGTTTTCAATCTGCTGGATCATCAGTAAATGGAACTTCAGAAAGATTTAAATATACAGTTTCAGGAACTCCAACAACTATTTCTGGTAATGATGATAATGGAAACAGTCTTAACTATGATGCTGGATTTATAGACGTTTATCTAAATGGTATCAAAATGGTTAATGCAACAGACGTTACTGTAACAAGTGGTAACTCTGTTGTCTTTGCTTCAGCTCTTTCAAATGGTGATGTTGTAGATATTGTAACTTTTGGAACATTTAGCGTTGCCAATATGAACGCATCAAATCTAACAAGTGGTACAGTACCAGATGCTAGAATTACTGGAACATACACAGGAATTACAGGATTAGATTTAACTGATAACAGCAAGATAAGATTAGGAACTGGAAACGATTTAGAAATTTACCATGATGGTGCTAACAGTTATGTAAGTGATACTGGTTCTGGAAATTTATTTGTAAATACAAATGGAACTAAAATAGCTCTTATATCTGATTTAAGTAGTTCTAATGGAAAAATGGCAGAATTTACTAAAGATGGTGCAGTTGAACTTTA